TCCGCCACCACCACTTGGTCCACTAGGTCCACCCATATTATTTATCTCCAAATGTTAAAGAAGATTTAGTTTCTTTAGTGTCTTTAGTTTTAGATTTCTCAACTTCGTTCTCATAAGTTATATCTTCTAAAATTAAAATCTTTGGAATGTCTAAAGCTTCTTCTACTTTTTTCTTTTTCTTTTGAAAAAATTTAGTTATTGTTGAAAACATAATTAGCCTAGTAAAGTTTTCTTATCGACATTTGCATCTTCGATTTCGTTTAGACCACTACCAGTTAAGATAGTAGATCTTCTGCCTTTTCTTTTTCTTTCAGCTTCTAACATCTCTGCTTTAGCAGCAGCATCTCTTTCCTCATCTTCGTAATTAGGAACATCAACTGGCTCTGGCATAACGATTGGAGGAGGAGCTGGAATTTTTGGTTTAAATATTGATCCCATAATTTTTTAAAGTATTGCTAAAACAATTATGATTACAGCCACTACTGCACATGTTGTTTTATGTTCTTGAATAATATGTGGAATATGTTCTTTTATTTTCATTATAGTACCTTGTAGTTAGTATCAGCGACTTGCTGTCTTTTGTTTTGGTTATATTTATTTTCTGTTATTCCAGTTGCTAAAGTTCTTAACGCATCACACGCATGAGAACTCCAGTCATGAACTGGTTTTATTTTGTAAGTTCTTTCTCTGTCAGAAAACTTACGATGATAATGCCTTAAAGCATTTATTAATTTTGTGCAGTTATCGACATCTATTAGACATCTTGGCAACAACATCTTTACAGCATGTATGCCATCTTCGATTGCCATCCTGGGAGCAACTTTAAAACGCAATCCCATTTGATAAGCAACTTCTCTTCTGGTTTTACCAGATCCAAATTCAGTCTGTTCTAAATCATGTGGTCCATAGTTTTGACCAATGACATAATCTTTTTCTTTTATAACTTCTGCATAGTGAGGAAGTGGCTCATTATTGTTTTCATAGAAATCAACGATGTGGATCATGTGTCCAATCTGTTGGAAAAATATTAAACTTGTTGCATCATTAAAACCTAGATCCCAGGCTACATTTACTGGATAACTAGGATCTACTGGTACTCTTGTTATCTGCTTTTTGTCCTCCAAAGAGGCAATAACATCTCCATATATAGAGCCTTGAATATTGCCGATAAAAGAACATTCAAATTCTTGTTCGTATTTTTGAGAGCCCATCACAGTCAAAGCTGCTGCTAACTCATCATCATCAACTATCTTTGTTTCAGATGCTTTTGCTACATGAAGAAACCATTTAGGATCTCCTTGAGCTTTTTGGTAATAGTCATAAAAAAGATTTGCCATTCCTTTTGGTGTTCCAACCAAAATCATAAAACCTTTCCTATCAGATAAAGCTGGAGTAATTACTTCTGAAAGCAGCTCTGTATTAACTTGAGCAGTCTCATCTATAATACATCCATCTAAATAAATTCCTCTTATGCTATCTGGATTTTCAGATGACAGTAAAGTAATTCTAGCACCATTAACAAAATCACATCTTAATTCTGTTTCGTTATACTTTGTTCCTGGAATACCTTTTGTAAAATGTTTTAAATAATCAAAAGCTATCTTCTTTGCCTGGCTATAAGTCGGAGCTATATAGGCATACCTTGGTTGATGATTTTTACTTGTCATCGCTGCTTTGATTAAATGATTAATACACAAAACAGTTTTGCCAAACCTCCTATGACAACAGAGTAAGCTATAACGAAACTTATCTAGTTGCTCATGTATGTAAGCTTGAGCCTTTCTTGGAGTATAAGGAATTGTAACTTGCATTAGTGAAATGTAGGAACACTCTCTGAATGCCAATACCTCATCTTTATTCTTGCAAATACAAAGTCAGCAAATTCTATAATATCTTTTTGATCTTCAAATCCATCAAAGCTAACCACCAACTCATTATTGTATGTAGTAAAGCTATAAGCAGATATGTTTTTATATTTGTCTTTAATCTTTTTGGTCATCTAAATGTGTTTAAGTGTCTTACCTATGATTATATGTATTAAATACGCAGTACCATTTTTGTGGTGTGGTCTATTTCTACGGAAACTAAAAAGCTTTTCCTGGAGAAAACATTAATAATTGATGGACAGTCAACTACTCTAGCTACTAATCATTAATTAATTTAAACAAGGTAGTGAATATAAGTGAATTACTTTCTTATAACCAAACCTCATGACGCAAGAGGTAACTTTACTTGTCCTTTATAATACCGACCTCTGCATCATCTGGAGTTACATCAACTACTTTATTCTCTGAAGTATTCCACTTGATCTCAATCGTTGTATCAGTCTTAACTTCTTGTCTGTCTCCATAAACTGGAATTAGTTTAGAAGCTAACCACTTGGCTAATCCTACCTTCTCTCTAACAATCATTATGTTTCGATTGTCAGCATGTTCCAACTCATCCATTGCATTCTCAATATAAGTTTGAGCACCAATTCTTCTTGCTTCGTTTATTCTTTCAAGAAAGGATTTGTTGTTTGTAATCTCTTTATAAATTCTGGTTAAGCTTGGCATATCCTTTTGTCTTGCAAGTCTAGCAAGAGGAATACCATTCATTAATTCTGTACAAATCTTATTCGTTAATTTGTCGTTTATTACTAGCTCTTTGGTCATTATATTTAATAATATTATTGGCAGATCTTGCCTTACCTTCTTTAGTCTTTGGTCCAGTAGAATAACCACCATGCACTTTGCATCTTATTCTTCCATTCTTCATTACTATGCCAGGAGCTCTACAAGGTCTCTTTCCTTGTTTCGTCAATGTCTCGCAAGGTAGTTTGAATTTCATTGTAGTTATTATCTGTATGAAAAAAAAAGAGAAAAAAAAATAGTTCCAACAGTTTCTATTATTCTGTTTGAAAGCAGTTACTATTATTTTACAGCTCCAGGATAACTAATCAATTATTATTTTATCCTATGTTGTGTTTTTTATAAAAATATTTTGAGGATAAGTTAATTAACTAAACTTTTTGATTAGTATGTCAACACTTTGAGTAATAACTTTATTTGATAGCTTATCTAATACTTTGTCATACATTCTCTTTACACTTGTTCTATGAATACCAAAATACTTTCCAATGACTGTCCATTTATTTCTGTTAGCTCTCATCCAGGAGATCTTACGCATCAATACTGGATCATCTGATATATCTGTTTCAATCATCAACAATAGATCTATTGCTGTATCATAATTTTGCATTTGCTTTGGAGTACCTCTTAATTTTAATTTAGGCTCTGCATGATAACCCCAGTCTTTTTTATCATAATAAGTTTCAAGAATTTGATACATACTAGGACATCTTCTATTTGATGGAGCTCTTATAAATCTTTCTGCAATAGCAGCATCTGCAAGAATATTAATAATATTACTTCTTACAAATAAGTATTGGTTTATCTCATGCTCTATCTTTGACATTTTTTTAAGATCCAAGGATATTGTAATTGCTCTGGTTTAACTTTATTAAATTCTTCTGTTGGCAAACCTTCTAACTTCTCCAGGAGTTCCCATTGGTCCAAGTTTGGATATAGATAACTTCTGATTTTAATTTGTTCAGCATCTTTAATCTGTTTAAAGTGTCCATTTAAAGTTCTAAAGCCTTGATTTGAATATTTTTTAAATCCTATACTTTCTATAAATTTTTTATGGCTTGGCATATCAAAAGAAATAAACTTCTCTTGTTTCATACTTATTAATGGCAAATCGTTGACCTTAATTTGACTTAATTTAATTAGCAGCTCTTCAACTTCTTTTTTAGTTAATTGGAATAGACCAGCTATATCTACAATTCTTATATAGGCAGATCTTTTTTGAACATTATAGTTTGAACAACAGTAGTGATAAATTCTAAACTCTTTATCTGTTAATGCTGCATTAATAATATTAGGATCTGTTAAGTAAAATTTCGACATAGTCATTCCTCCTGGTAAAATTTTTATTGTGTTCGTTTTCTTCTGTAACTCTTTTGAGTAGGTAGTCAGCTGATTGGCAAACTGGAATATGTTCTTGAACTTTAAACTCTAAATACTTTAACCAATCTTCTAAATTAATATGATGTAGCTCTCCTTTAGATGGAGCT